TGCTTGGTTATATCATCTCTCATTCGCTTAGGTAAAGGAACGGTGGCTCTACGCCCATGGTGTACTCTGCAGAGGCTTCAAGGGCCTTTGTCAGGCGTGTACGTGGGTTCTTGATATGCTTGGTTGAGTGCAAGCTTCCAAGAGCAAATTGATAACCACTTCCTATGGCAAAATACTTATCGTAGTATTCACCCATGTTAAAGTCAGTATCCATTACGAACAATCTACCGTGAACTCCAATGATCAAGTCAGAGATGTTGTCATCATCTTTATCAATAATGAAATTATTCTTAGCAAGACACTTCTGAATTGCGTCAACAAAGTCGATGCACATTGTCTTTTCTAGATTTCTTTTGTTAGGAATTGGTGGATAGAAGTCATATTGAAGCAATTGACCCATCCTAAAACTGTTAGAGAAACCAATTATGTAATCATCTACCATGAAAACCTTGGCATCTTTACGCTTATGAACTGATCCAATGTCTGAATCGCTTGCAGCACTGTCACAAGCCATGTGAACTTTTCCGTTATTAATTACTCCCACAACGCAGGTCATATTTTGGCCCCCTTTGCCCTCAATCTATAATACCGTAGATTTTTCATCAGGTCAATAATCCTGTTATAATTAGATGGAAATTCATTTACAATTAAATAAGGAGACATTTCACGCATGGACACCACAATTGCAGTTGCCATATTAGGTATTTTGGGCAGTGTAATTACATATTTATTCACCAAGCCGCAACAAAAGGCTGACGTCACGGGGGTAATTTCGGAGGCTGCAAATACTTCCGTTGAAACTCTTCTTCGTGTTATGGAAGAATTACGTGCTGGAATGGATGAAATTAAATCCACTAACGAACTCCTAAAGTGTGAGATTGATAAACTTGTGGAAGAAAACGTTCTTCTTCAGGCCGAAATTCAGGAACTTAAAGTACAAAACGATAAACTCTTGGCAGAGAATGTCAAGCTTCGTAAAGAGATCCATAAACTTAGCACAGAACTTTCTAAATAATAATTTCTGTTGCAGTAATATCTTTACCGTGGTATTTATGTTTAACTATATAATCTCTTACCTTATCAGGCCCATATTGTCTACCCGCTAGAATAATTGTCCAGCGTGGCTCAAACTTTTCGTTAATGCAGGCATCACACATGATAAGATTAATATCAAATAAGGCAGACTTTGTTGGTGTCAGCCTGTGTTTTTGTTTACCGCAAGAGTAGCAAAGCATTTATTCTTCCTCTTCTTCCCAGAACTCTGGGTATCTTATTTCTTCTACGATATCAAAATCATCGTTTTCAACGTATGTTTCAAACAATGTCTTGTCTTTAATATATCTAACCTTTGAGACATGTGCCCCATAGGATACAAGCTCTCCATATATTCCCTCTGAATGGATATATATAAAATCGCCGTCGCTCATATTCCTTCCGCCCCTTCAAGATCGCATTTGATTCCAAATGACTCTATTATTGCCTTCATGGTGTGTAAATACTCCATGATAGTTATATGTTCCATTGGACTAAATTCTGTTATGTTTGATTCATAGATTCTCAAAGAGAGCATCCCTGGATATTCCACAACAGAAACCTTGAGTTTGGGATACGGTGACTTTATCTGTCTAATAGCTTTTTGTACTTCTTTGCTATACAGCACGATATACCCCAAGTTTTTCTAGCACAAGTCTCCAGTCCTCCTGTGACTTATGCATGTTTCGAGCACGGTCTACTTTACCGCTATTTAAATATATTCCGCCCCATACTCCTACTTCGTTACCATCTATTCCAGCTTGATGACAATATTTTATTACTGGACATGATAAACACATAGAGTCAATGGTTGACGCATGTATTGGATCTTCTTCGTACTTATCAAAGAAGTAATCTGTAGGCATTCCATTGCAAGCTGCAAGATCCTGCCATCTAAAGTTCTTTTTATCTAAACCTAGTTTATTTAATATTTCCGACACTGGTAGGTACTTTCCAAAGTCCGTCGTTGTTTACGACGATTCGCTTTGCAGTTCCCCATTGGCCATCATGAAATCTACCATTTTTCTTCGACCATCCTGTGTGTGTAGGAGTCCATACGATTAGATCGTAATTTTCCCACCAGGCATTTGGGGTTGTTCTAACAAATTTTTCCGCCTGATTTAGATTTAACATTCTGAATTTGTATTCAGCCATTAACCGTTCTTTCTCATAGTTGTTTGTTCGGACTTTTCTATTTGAGCAATATAGCCTACAATATATTTAAGACAACGCTCAATCTGCTTTAGTGTTGAGGATATCTCTTTTAATGTCTCTAGTATTTGCTTAAACATATATATATAATATCAAATTTATAGGGTATATGTCAAGCGTTTTTGTACTCTATTACTCTGATTTTATTTGATTGTGCTGATTCACGGATCTTACCCGCCTTGTAGTCTGCGCCTTTGTTGAACAAAAGCATAAAGTCTGGGGACTGGTCTAAGACCTTCTGAATGCGTTCTTCTAGAGTTGCGGACTTGTTAGGTATGAATTCAGATACCTTAAATCCTTTTCCAGTTAAGAAAGCTTTAGTCTTAGCAACATAAGAACCAGCCATTTGCTCTGCACCCTCACGATCCAAATGTAAGAAATGAATTTGATTATCATCTTCTGACATTTCTTGGATTGCTAAGGTAATTGCTCTGGCCAATATCATATCGTTATCCCAATCTTGGGATCCAGTAACCCACAGCTTCATTGAACACCTATGCTGTTTGTTCTGTAGCTGGTGCTTCTTCAGCAGGAGCTTCTGCAGGTGCAGCAGTTTCTTCTGCTGGTGCAACTGTTTCGGCTGGTGCTGGTGCTGCAGATTCTGCTGTTACAACATTTTCTGCAGGAGTTTCTACCACTGGTTCTGCTGGTGTTTCTGCAACTGGTGCAGGAGTTTCAGCGGGAGCAGAAGATTCTGTTACAATTTCTGGCTCTAGTGGTTCGTCGTTTTCTTCTTCAAGATCAACTAATGCTTCTGCGTTAGATGCCTCTACTTGTTCTTTTCCTAGTGTACCTAGGAACGCCCCATCCCAAATGGAACTCATCTTATTTGTCCTCTTATTCTTGATAGATGCTGCTTTTTGACGAGACCAGGAAAACCCTGCGTCTCCACCCCATAGATCCCAAGCAACACGGCCTGGGCTAGGGAATCCTTCTTCGCCACTGTTAAATCCAGTAGCCTTTTTGTCAACCTCATGACGGCTAAAGAAAGAGAACATACGCATAACTGTACTGTCACTTAGTGCAGTACCATTAACAATTTGGTTAGCACGAGTTAATCCAACTCTTGTGCCACCACGCTTTCCTTCTTTCTTCCATTGCAAAGCACGGCGAGCTGCCGATTTCATACCACTAGTTGGTGTGTGTCCTTCTGCCATAATATCTCCTTAAGCCGTAAAACGGTATATATTATTATACCATTATTGCTGGTCTTCGTCTAGGGCAAAAAACCCAAACCTAGCCATTTCTTCCTTAGCCTTGTCAGTCATTCTGAACTTAGCTTCAAGGTTATCGTCGTATTCCATTTCAACCAAGCCCTCTTTATAAAGCTCTAATAATCCTTCTTCGATCTCAGATTGCATCATGTCATACATTTCTGGCGCATACTCTTTCATCTTTTCTGGATTTGGCCTAAACATTAATTCTCCGTTTGGAGCCACACCCTGAATTTCAATAGCACCTACATCAAGAAGGTAGGCAAAGTAAGCCTCTTCTTCTTTCTGCATATCTTCTTCTTCCACTATATCTCCTTTATTTGTTTTACTGCGAGCCCCCCGTCAGGATTGAACTGACGACCTTCCGCTTACAAGGCGGATGCTCTACCACTGAGCTAGGGAGGCGTAGCCCCAACGGGAATCGAACCCGTCTTGCCAGATTGAAAATCTGGAGTCCTAACCGATAGACGATGGAGCCTTGGAGCGGGTGACCAGAATCGAACTGGCACTATCTGCTTGGAAGGCAGAGGCACTACCATTATGCAACACCCGCACTGCGCCTTTGGCAGGAATCGAACCTGCGACCTTGGGCTTAGAAGTCCCCTGCTCTATCCGACTGAGCTACAAAGGCATTATTCAACATAAACATCAACTAATCCGTTAGACTTAAGCCAGTCAAATGTTGCCATGAGTTGCTCTCGTGTATCACACACGTCACAACCATCATACAAATCATATGGCTCCCAGCCTTCTCTTACATCTTCTTCATCATATAAATGCATATAGCATGCGTTCCTATGATCAGTAACAAAGGCTTGTAGTTGTTCTGCCTGCTCTGTTGTTAATTTAATTTCTTGCATTACTTATTCCTTAGTGGGTGTGTGGCCCAGTAGTATTGGCATTTGTCACAGCAAGTAACGTTGTATGGGCTGTAAAGTTCTGGTTGGAACTTAGCATAGTAAAGAGGATCTTTTTTAAATAGATTAACTTTATGTGTTGTTACAATACACATAAGAGTAACTTCGCTCTCTTGCCAAAATGGAATCTCATTACCCCACTTGTGACCATGCTCACGCTTTAGATCTCTGATGTTACTAGCATTTTTATCTGTCTTGATACCCCGCCAGTTAGCTTCATAAATCATATGCTGTATATATCGGTGAAGTTCGTTCTCTGAACGCTCCCACATAAGAACTGCTGGATGATTACGCCATGCTCCAGATGGAGATGCGCCTGAAAGCACCTTAAGTATCTGGTAGCCTTCTAGTATTTGTTTATTTAATCTCTTATTGTCAAGAGTTTGTGCTGATGCTTCGTAGTCTGAATACGGTAAGAATGTTTGCATTCTATATCTTTCTCTAGTAGGTATATATTAAGTATAGACTATAAAAGAGGGGGAAGTCAAGAGCGGTGTGGTGGTGGAACTCTTGACCTCCCTGGCGATCCCAACGAGACTTGAACTCGTAACCCCCACTTCGACAGAGTGGTGCTCTAACCAATTGAGCTATGGAACCTTGGTGGGGACAGTTATACACAGCCCCATGTGTTGTTAAGATTACTTAACTAGAGTTACTTTTGCCTTTGGGAACTTTGCATTCCACTTCTTGGCAAGAGAGTTGAAGACAGCCTTGAGATCTGCTAGTGCCTTGGCATTGTCTGACTTAAGCTTAGCAATCTCTGTATCCTTAGCAAGGATTGTTGCTGTTGCAGAGTCTGTAGCAGCCTTTAGGTCTGCTGCAGCCTTAGTTGCTGCTGCTGCAGCGTCTGCATTTGCCTTAGCAAGTGCTGCTTCCGCTACATTCTTTGCTGCAACTGCTGCATCACGAGCAGCAGATACTGCTGCTAGTTCGCCAGCCAAATCACGGACTGTGATTGACTTAACTGCAGAAGAGGTTACTGTGTTGAAACCTGCTACTGTAGATGCAATTTCTCCTGCTGCTGCAGAGATAACAAGGGTAGTTGTTCCAGTTGTTGGAAGTGTAACCTTGAACTCCTTGGTGCCGAAGTCTGCTAGTGTTGAACCTGTTACTGCAGTTGTTGTATCAACTGTACCGTTTACAACGAGTGCTGACAAAGCTCTTCCAGAAATCTTATTTCCGAATACGTCTGTCGCTGTTGCTGTTACTGTTACAACGCTTGAAGTTGAACCAGAATCATTACCTGTAAGAGCAACTGTGTTGACCTTACCTGCTGTTCCCTGAACATAATATGTAAGGGTTGTTCCCTGATTGTTAACAACAACTGTTCCAATTGCCGTTGTCTTTGTGTAGACATAGAAGGTAGCAGTTGTTCCTGTACCTGTAGCAATTGTCAAAGAAGACGATCCTGATGATGCTGTTACTGGTGCTGCAAGTGTGCTTGTAGCGGCAACAATTGTTGCGTTTGTAGCAGTTACTGTTACTGCTGTTCCTGTGTCTACAGTAGCAACGAAACGAACAACATCGCTGTCGTCAATTACGTTATCTTCTGGGACTGGACGAGCAATAGCATTGCTTGTTGATGTACCTGTGGTTACTGTAGTCCAAGTGGTAGTTCCACCTGATACAGCACCTGTTGATGTTGCAACTGTCATTGGAGCTGCATGTGCTGGTGATGCCATAAGTGCAAGACCAAGTACTGATGCAACTAGAATTGATAGTTTCTTCATATAGTTTTTTTATATCCTTTTCTCTATATAGATTTTTGGACATATCCTTTTGGATATACCGCTGGGAATCCTGGATTCGAACCAGGGACATAGGCATTAACAGTGCCTCGCTCTGCCTGCTGAGCTAATCCCCAAAATCCCACATAACTACTATATCAAGTAGTCTGGGTTTTAGTCAAGGCTTTTTGGCGTTATTTGCCAGATTTGTATTTTCCACCACGACGCTTGTATTCTTGGACTACCCAAGCATTTGCTACTGCTGATGGATAAACGTCAAATTTACGCTTAGCCTCGGCAACTATTCTAGCATATAGTTCTTTATTTGCTGGTTCGCCCTTACGTGGCTTGATCATTTGATCATAATCAGGCTTCTTAGCCTTTGTGACTACTGGATTAAACAAGCCATTCCATTTAAATCCTGGCTCGCTGTCTTCTGAGATTGACTCTCTTTCTTCTCCAGTAATTGGATTTGGATCAGTATTCATTGATTTATTCATTGCATCTCTGCATTCTTGGCAATCACAATTTTCACCAATTCTTGGATCATTTTCATCTACTGATTTCTTTGCATTCTCTGATGCATAAATAGCTGCTTGCTGATTTTGTGCAGCTTCTCTTGTTGTATGGCATCCATGAACCTTACCAGTGTCCCCTACTACTGGGTAACCCTTACATCCGTGAGTACCTTTTCCACCAATTGTATATCTACCTTTAGGCATTTTTCTTCTCCTTCTGCTTTCCAGGCTCATATTTTTCTATGTAAGCCTTAATGGTTCCGTCTTTTCTCATACGAACAATCCATCCATTTTTAATTTGGGTAGGGTTAAATTTAACATGCTTCATGTATGAACCAGATGATCTCTTGCCCATTATTTTCCCTCCTCCAAAATCTTTTTTAGTTCTTCGTCAATGTTGTAATTAAATGATTCTTCAAAAGCTTCATCCAACATATCTGCGAGAATGTGTGGCAAGTTAAATAGAACTGCCTGCATTAGCATTGGATCTGAATATCTTATATCAATCTTAATAGTGTTATTAGCTTCAAGGGTCATATTTATTGACCCGTCTTCATCTTGATAACCACTAAGGTTAAAGTTTATTCCTTCCACTGCCCCTCGCTTCCTTAAACAATTGTACCAAAAAGGGCCCCATATGGCAATCCCTGCTGCACAGGCAGGATTTTGGGAGATGTGTAACTATCCATCCTAAGTAGGCCATATGGGGTGGTGCGGTGTGTAGGACTTGAACCTACGACGACCCGATTATGAGTCGGGGGCTCTAACCAACTGAGCTAACACCGCTGGCGTATATATAACTATACACGCCTATAATGTGTTTGTCTACTCCTGTGCGTTCTTATCAATTTTAGCGAATGCTGAATTGATTTCTGAAGCAGAAAGTTTGCCATCATCTAGGAATGCTCGTGCTAGTCTTTCAACTACAGTTGCTACTCCAAGAGTACCTGCAAGAATAACAGCCTTCATTGTATCGATTCCGACCAACGAACCTGCACCAATAACTGAAAGTCCTGAAGCAGCGAATACTGCTACAATTCTCATGAGGATATTCCAAATATTAGTTACGGCTGATGAACCAATTACTTCTTCGCCTGTTGCTGGGTCTGTAACGGTTATGTCAATCTCTTTTCTCTTTGCCATATTAGTCCTCCTTTCTCATCGGAATAGTTATTAACCATATTGCTGTGGTAGCCAATACTGCTAAACCGACGATATCTCTGGCGGATCCCGTCAGAGTAAGCCATGCGATAAAGAAGCCGAGGAGGGTGAAAGCCTGGGCAATCACTTCAACTCCTGCATCCTTAAGCCATGTAAAGAAGCCCTTTACGACTTTCTTGATTATCTTCATATTACCTCCTCATTCCAACTACCGCAGATACTATGTTAGAAACAAGTACTACTGGGATAATTACTTCTTGCGCTTTTTCTCTCTGATCGTCTGTCATATCCATACCTAACTCAGAGAAATTAGATAGGAGTTCTAGTGGGTCTATATTAAATACAGCACCTAGCGGATCTGCTAAGAATGCTTCTGTTTGTACTTCTGTAATAGCATCTGCAAGTGTGTATGGCATAGGTGCATCTAAGTTTTCATTTGCTCTATCACCAAATTCTTTTAGTGCTTCTGCAACATTCTTATCAGACTTAGCAAGCTCAGCAACCAATTTTAATTCTTCTGGCGCAACACCTAAAGCTTTAGATACTACCGCTGCCTGCTCTGGAGTTAATTTAGTCAATGTGTTAGAATTGGTAAGATCAGCAATCAAGTTTGCGGTAGCGTTATCGATTGGAGTATTTTCTGTTTTATCCACATTTTCAGAAGGACCTTGAGTTGGTTCAGTCTCTGGAGTTGGATCTGTATCCTCTGGCAGAGGTGAAGGCTCTGTCTCAGGTTCTGGAGAAGTCTCAGGTTCTGGAGTTGGATCTACGTTCTCCTCTTCTGTGGTATCGGAACTTGGAGAAGGATTGGGCTCTTCTGGTGCAGTTTGCTCAGGAGTTGGCTCAGTAGTTGGTTCAATTGATGGTTCTGGTGAAGGCTCAGGAGTCACTACTGGCTCAGGACTTGGTTGTGGTTGATTAGCCATTGCTTGTGCAATAGCAGCTGCAACTCTTTGCTCATTTTCGAATTGTAATTGTTCTTGTAAGCTTTCTTGAGCGTCATCTATAGCATTTTGAACTGCAACTATCTTTAAGTTATAGTCAAGTTGTGCTGAGTTATAGTTAGATTGCGCTGTTGATTTAGCTGATATAGCATTTGTTGCCGATATGTCTGCAGCATTTTTGGTTTGTGTATACTGCTGAAGCTTAGAATTTTCTGTATTGTATGTAGCAAGTTTATTATTATAGTTCGTTTGTGCTGTTGATTGTGCAGCTACTGCAGCATTGTATGCATTAATTTCTGCTTGTGTTGCTCCAGGACCAGATGAAAATGTATTAAGATTACAACTAAAGTTTTGTCCCCACACTCTTGGGTTTCCAGAATAGTCACAACCAGCACCAGTCATTCCTCCAGGAATTGTCCATCCAAGGTGATAGGATCCTGGGCCTCCACCGTTATACCACCAGATCTCAACATCAAAAGTCTTATCCTGTGTTACATCATATGTTGGAGACCATGCACTCCATCTTGCACCTTGCTCAACCCAGTTATTGACGGCAAGTTGCCCATCAATATACATCCTAAATCCATCATCTGTGTATCCTGCAAATGCCACTGTGTTAAACCATGATGGAACAGTTATCTGTCCAGAAAACTTTACGACAATATTTTCATATCTATTTCCGCAAACTGGAAGATTCATAGAGCTAGAGTTCCAAGTACCAGTACAGATAACCGAGTCTGGTGTTGCTACGCTTGGCCAAGTTCTTACTAGGTTATATACGGTATATTGAAGTCCAGAACCTCCAGCACCTTGAATAGCTGATTGCGTTGTTTGAAGATTAATATTGGCTACATCTAGAGCATCTTGTGCAGCATTCTTTTCTGATAGAGCATTAGCAACTATTGGGGTTTGATTGTCTACTGCCGCAATAGCGTCGTTTTTGGCTTGTATGGCTTGAGATTCTGCAGTTGTAGCCTGCTCAAGAGTTGTTGTTGCGGAGTCTAAGGCTTGCTTTGCCGCATATGCTTCGTTATATTTTGTATGGGCTATATCTATAAGATCTTGGGTAGCTTCTTTATCAGTTAGCTGATTTACATCTTCGTCTAGTTCTTGTATGTCCGCCCATGCTTGCTCTAGGGGCGACATAGTGCCTTTTGCGTCAGCCATAAATAGCCACGAAAAGGCTAGTAGAAACACTGTTGTTATTCTAGCGAATTTATAAATTTCCAATCTCCCATGTCAGAATGTCTGACAAGTTAATTATACAGGAGATTGCGTACTAAATTACTTCCATATTGTCTAGGGCTTCAGCCAACTCCTGTGGCATGCGCCTAGGAGGTCTAATTAAATTATCTATTCTATTCTTTTCTTCTTCAAGGTAGTTGTCTCTTATTAATTCACCATAAGTATGTATCTCAACTTCCCTGTTTTTCTCCCGCTTCGAATGAACAATAGCGTTATAGATTGACCCACACACAGCATCCGCTAAGTCTTTTGATCCCTTTCTAGGGTGGTCAACTCTATCTCTCATGATTCTTAGCTGAAGTAATTCATCAATTAAAAGATCTATTCTAGGACCCTTTACTCTTTCTTCTGCAATGATCATTGCCATATCTTCGTAATGTTTCTTAGCAACAGACAACAACTCTGTATTCATTCCGTAACCACGAAGCTGTTGCATCATGTCATGTGAGTTCCATCGGTCAAATGTAGTTAGCTTGATATTGAACCCACGCTGTCTTAAAGAGAGTATGTAGTCCTTTACATCTGTAAAGTCTACGCTTTTAGAAGCAGTAGGCGTCCAGAACCTAACTGCATCTACTACAACTACAGGTGCCGACTGAGCGTACTCATTTCCTACTTTCATATTAACCCACTTTTCAACATGGGCTAACGAAACTGCACAATGGTCATGCTTTTGAGCAAGGTCTACGTGAATAAAGTATTCCTTATCATCTATCGGCTTGAACCATTCTGCATACCTACCAGAAGAATCTACTGCTAGATTTGGGTTGTTAAATGCTGTCTCTATCTTCTCTCTGGACTTAAAGAAAGCATCTACTGCTTCTGGTGGCATACAAGCAAATCTTGATAATGCGTCTTCCGCATTCTTATAAAAGTCAATCTTGAAATCTTCTATGCTTCTGGTTGGATTGATTTCCCATGTCGGTCTCTTTAGGGCGTATGTCTTTGGCACTTTGTAGGCAACTATATGGTCTTCTTCCCAACTAATACTAAACTTATTTCCTGGCTCATCCTCTGGAAGATCTGGATTAAGGATAAACTCGTGTGTCTTTATTACCGTCTCTTTGCTAGCGATAGCTTCTTCATACTTCTGCTGAATAAAGTCATTTTTAAAACGTGGGAATGAAAGTAGAATTAACTTACCAAAGTCAGGGAAACGTGATGTAAGAGATGCACGGTACATATCATAAATGGATTGAGCGGTCTTAGCCTGATCATGCCCAGTAGTGCTTTCAAGAGCAAAGCCAGAAATCTCATCGAGTACCACTACGAGTACGTTATAACCTTCCCAAGCTTCTCGCTCTGAGTGTCCAGAGTGCACGGTAATACTCTTATCAAACTCAATGGACCCAGCTTTTGGATTATACTTTCCAATAAACCATGGAGACTTTTCAATTCTCTGCTTGAACCCTTTAAAGAAAACGTTGTTTGCCTGTACTGCGTTGATAGCAATATTAAGAATATCGATAGAATCTCCTGGAGGTTTTCCATAATACACTGCTGGATCTTTTAAGCACAATAGTAAATATGTTATATATGCTGCAGCAATTGTTGATGTATAGTCCTTACCAGAACCCTTACCTAGTTGAAAGATAACCTCGTTACAGGTTTGCTTCCATCTCTTTTCCCCTTCTTCTTCTCCCAACCATCTTACTAATGTATCTTTCTTGTACACCTGAGTCATTGCCTTGATCATTGTGTATTGGTTTTGAGATAGAGGTGGTAGGCCTAAATAGTCAGTAGATGTAACAAACTCTTCAATCTCTACGGGCTGTTCTTCAAACTCCTCGCCCTCTAGTACATTAAGAAAGTCGCTAAAATCAGCCATTGTTTACTTGTACTACCTCAACTGGCTCTACTACACCAGATATGCGAGAAAGTCTTTGCTTAACTTCTCTCTGACACTTATCGCATTTAGAAGTTACATCACGAAGAATACCCATGAGGACTTCTTGCTTTTCTTCCGCCTCAGCTATTCTTGCACCCATTTCGGTGTTATCAAGTAGCCCAGCCTTTTGTAGCATCTCCATCTGCTTGCCTTGAATCTCAGCAACAAGCTTGATAGCACCAACCTTAGTTCTATAGTCTGCAGCAAGGTCTGCCTGCTCTACGGTTTCCCATGCTTTGTTAATTAGCATGCTGTAATGCTGATCTGAAGCAGTCAGTGCTTCTCTGGCACGTTCTTGAATTGTCTTATCATTTTGTGCATAAGACTTCCACTCTTCTAAAGTTCTTATAACATCTGCTCTTTTTAACTCTAATTCTTTTGCAATTTGCCCAGGATTATAGCCCTTAAGACTCATCTCCACGACCTTATTCATTTGGTCAAAAGGCTTTTCTATTTCCATTATTTGCTCCCGTGATCTGTCTTATAAAAGCCAGAACCCTTAAATTGAATTCCAGGAACGCCGTATACACGCTTCATTGTGTCTCCACATTGATCACATTCAACTGGTTCTTCTGGATCATTAAATCCACGAATAACATCCTTCATGCCCTTGCATGTCTGGCAAATGTATTCATAAGTTGGCATTAGTCTGGTCTCACATCCCAGTTAGCATAGTGCTCTTGCCAAGTATCTGTAGCGTAAAAGTCCATCTGTGATTCAATAAAGTCATCGCCTTCTGGCAAACGCTTCTGTGTTCTAGTACCCTGAATACCATACCATCTAACTAGTTTTTCTCCACATTTTTCGCAGTCGTATCCTGGATCTTCTTCCTTAATACTT